TTTACAGAAAAACTTTAATATACCTTTACAGATAGCAGAGAAAACTGATATAGAAATAAGAGCATCATCAAGTGCTACAAGTGCCATAAGTGCAGGATTTGAATTAATATTAGTTGATAATTAATATTGACAATTTATACTAAATGGAATAATATACTACTATGGAAAAGTTTAGACAACATGCGACCAATCAGTCGTTTGGTAAATTTTTAAGATTAGTTGAAGCAGAAGAAACACTTCCTAAAAGTGTTTTTGTAGGATTAGATTATGAAAAGTCTAGTAAACAATCTTCATCTGTCAGAGATGTCTACATTGCTCGTTCTAGTAATAGAGAAGATGACAGAGATAAGATTTTACAAAAACTAAAAAGTCTAGGAATAGATGCTAGTATAGGTTCAGGCGGTTCTTCAGTTGACCCTGTAGATGGAAAATATAATAATAAATCATTCAGAATATTAGTCAAACCACTTTCTGGTGGTATGCAAGAAACCACTCTCAATTCAAGTATCACAGAATTATTCCCTTGTATTGCATTTGAAAAGAAATATAAACCTAAATCTGTTGAAGATTTTATGGAATTTTTAATGTCAGTAGATGTCAAGTCAATGACCTGTGTTCATTCCAAAGATAAAGAGGCCGCACAAGAAACAATCAACAAAGCAGAATTTTCGTCAAAGTATAAAGAAAAAATGAATAATGCAATTGCAATAACTGAATACCTGTATGATGAAAATGGTTCAAGAAAAATTGATAGTGTTTATTGGGGATATAGGTCAAGTTCTAAACCACAAGGAGTTCCACCAAATCACCCAGGTGATATCTTTATTAAATTCAGTGGACAAAAAAAGGGTATGGAATTTTTAGGAGTGAGTTTAAAAGCGGGTGGAAAGAAAACAAAAGAACCACAATTAAATACATATATTAAACCAGTTTTCACTTTCTTTAAAGCAGATAAAGATTTACAAGCATTAAGAAAAACTGCATACGACCAAGTATATTCAAATATTGAAGGTATGCCTGCAATTGATAATTTTGATGGTGGTAAAAATGGTAGACATAAAGATAGGGCAGAAACAGCAAAGGCATTAGTTGCATACAATAGAAAAAATAATCGGGGATATGAAGCAGATTATGATAAAATGTTAGAGATTATGAGAACGGGTATTATTAATCTTTTTAATAAAGATAAAAATGAAAGTTTAAAGTATATCAAATCAGAAATATTAAGAGATGCACCAGAAGTTCCTACAATAGTTATTAAAGCAGTTGATAAATCATACGAAGAAGTAACTGATAGAGATGAACTAGGTGTTTTCTTACCACAAGTTTCATTTATTAAAGCATCTTCAAGTAAAACATCAAAACAAAATTGGAATCTAGAATTAAAATCAAGAGACCAATTAATTAATATGCTAATGACTATTCGTTCAAATAAACCAGGTACTGCAGGGCAAAGAAAATTAGGACAATTTCCAACTGGACTTGCTGTAAAATATAACGGACTAAAATCTACGGATAAATAAAACATGAGTTTTTTAGAGTACATAACAGAACAAAAGAATACACACATGACACACATAGAGGATAAAGTTCTCTATGGTGGTGTTGATGGTACACGAGAGGCGATACTTGCATTACGTTCGTTAAGAGATACACTTGCAGGTGTAAAAGAAGGTACAGTATCAGTCAAATGGGACGGTGCGCCTGCCATATTCGCAGGTATTGACCCAACAGATGGTAAGTTCTTTGTTGCGAAGAAAGGTATCTTCAACAAGAATCCAAAAGTATATAAAACATCACAAGAAGTAGATGCAGATACATCTGGCGATTTGGCGTCTAAACTTAAGATTGCATTACAAGAATTACCTAAACTTGGTATCAAAAGTGTGATACAAGGTGATTTTCTTTATGGTCCAGGCGACTTGGGAAAAGAAACAATTAAGGGTACAGAGTATATAACATTTCACCCAAACACTATTGTCTATGCAATTCCGTCTGATTCAGAACTCGCAAAAGTCTTGACAAAATCAAAAATTGGTATAGTATGGCATACTGAATATACAGGTGATACATTTGAAACTATGAAGGCGAGTTATAATTATGATGCGTCAGGTCTTAAAAAAACATCAAGTGTATTTTCAACAGATGCAAATCTAAAAGATATGACTAATTTTACTATGAGTGCAAAAGATACAGAACTAGTAACTTCGTATCTATCACAAGCAGGTAAGTTATTCAGTCAAGTATCAGGTACAACATTAAGACAACTAGAGGCCAATCAACAACTTGCACAAACAATAGAAACATTTAATAACACATATGTACGACAAGGTCAAGTAATAACTGATACAAAAAAACATGTTAATAATCTTATAAATTATATCAAACAAAAGTATCAAAAAGAAATAGATGCACGAAAGACTGAAAAGGGTAAAAGTAGACAAGTTGCAGAAATGCAGAAGTTATTAGACTTTTTCTCTGCGAACAACAGACAGAGTTTACAGAAACTATTTGATTTACAGAAAATGATTGTACTTGCGAAACTAAAACTTATAAATATACTTGATAAGTTAAATAAAACGAAAACGTTTTTGAAAACTAGTAAAGGTTATCGTGTAACTGGCCAAGAAGGTTATGTTGCAGTAGATAAACTTGGTGGTGATGCTGTGAAAATTGTTGACCGAATGGAGTTTTCCTTCGCCAACTTTTCACCAAGTATATTAAAAGGATGGGACAAACCAGGGAGAAAATAATGGCAGACATATTACCGCATCAGAATCCTGTATCAGGACCACTTTCATTTAGACATATGTACAACGTAGAGTATCGCCCTGGCGAAGACGAATCTATTAATTATAGAGTTCAAAGGAGAAAAAGAATGGAGTCATTTGACCCAAACACTTGTCCAAAATGTGGTGATGAGTGTGAATGTGGACCAGATTGTAATTGTGGTTCAGAATGTACTTGTTGTGGTGGTGTGTCAGAAAACACATTAATGAGATTTAAAACATTTATAGGATAATTTATGGTAATTAATTCGTTTAAGAACTATCTAGTAGAGGAAGAAAAGACTGTATACTTTACATTCGGTCGTATGAATCCACCTACGATAGGTCATGAGAAACTTTTGACTGCATTGTCGTCAAAGGCAGGCAGAAATCCTTATCGTGTGTATCTCTCACAATCTCAAGATAAAGATAAAAACCCTCTTGATTACAAGACTAAAATCAAGACCGTTAGAAAGTTTTTCCCTAAACACGCACGTTCAGTCATTATGAATCCAAAGTTACGAACAGTCTTTGAGATTGTTACAAGTTTGTATAACGAGGGATTCAAGAATGTTGCAATGGTTGTAGGTTCTGATAGAGTAAACGAATTTGATGTGTTATTAAACAAATACAATGGTACAAAAGGTAGACATGGATTCTACAACTTCAGTCGTATAGACATTCAAAGTGCAGGTGATAGGGACCCAGACGCAGAAGGTGTTACTGGTATGTCTGCAAGTAAGATGAGAGCGGCCGCAAAAGACAACGACTATACTTCATTCTCACAAGGTTTACCAAAGTCTGTATCAAATGCAGAAGCAAAGAAAATATTCAATGATGTACGATTGGGTATGGGTTTAAAAGAACAGACAGACTTTACTAATTCTGTTCAGTTCGAACCAGTAAGTGAAGAAAGAGAACAATATGTATCTGGTAATCTATTTCAACCAGGCGACATAGTAGAAGATAAGAATACAAAACAAACTTATGCAATAAAATATCTAGGTGCAAATCATGTTATAGTAGAAGATGTAGAGGAGAGAACGCAACGTAAATGGTTAAACTCAATTCAAAAAGTGGAAGGAACTATGAAACCAAACTTTGAAAGATATAAAAGTTATATACAAAAAACACCAGTAAACGAAGTTAAACAAGACCCAGATATAAAAGACAAAGAGGGTACTCAACCTGCAAAATATTATTCAGGACTATCTAAAGGTCAAAAAGACAGAAGAGATGCACAGTTCAAACGACAATCAAAAATGGACGATGATAACCCTGCCGCTTATAAACCTGCACCTGGTGATGCAGATGCAAAAACTAAACCAAGTGTACACACTCGCAATTTTAAGAAAAGATTTGGTGAAGAAGACTACACCAAAAATAGGATAAAGACTAATGCAAAGTATTAAAGAGATTCGCCAAAAAGGAAAGATTGCACGAGGATATAGTAGTAGTTATCCTCAAAACAAAGACAAAGAAAAGAAAGTCGATTGGAATCCTAAAGTACAAGGTAGATTTGTGAGAAGAAAACTCGGTAAAGGTTCTATCATGGTTGACCCTTTCAAAGAAGAAACTATGAATGAAACTGCCGCCGCTGCCATCAAAAAGAAAGCAGAGAAGTCTGGTATGCCAGCAGGAATATTAAAGAAAGTATATGATAGAGGTGTTGCCGCTTGGCGAACAGGACATAGACCTGGTACTACACCACAACAATGGGGACTTGCAAGAGTCAATTCATTTGTAACAAAATCCTCAGGTACATGGGGAAAAGCAGATAGCGATTTAGCATCAAAGGTTAAAGGATAATGAAAAAGTTTTGTCAAATAATGGAAGAATTTGATGAAAGATTCATGTTGAATCTAATGCGACAGGCATTCAATGCTAAAGCAGGTTCAGATGAACAAAAAAAACTTGTCAATCAATTAAATGCATATCGTGTTAAGTATGGTATGGATCCAGTTCCTATGGGTGAAGCAGTTTCACCTGCACAACAGGCCGCAATAGCAATAGCAAAGAAAAAGTCTGGTAAGTATGATAAAGAAGGTAATAAATTAAAAGAAAGTCAATCTTATGATTATGGTACTGATGCGTCTGTAAAACATATGAAAAAAGTTACACCAGGTCAACAAGAAGCAGTCAATATGGTTAAACTTGTAAAAGATTTATGGGGTAAATCTGTACATAAAGATGACTATAAAAGGGCACTTGAAGTTCTTAAAGGTCTTGTTCAAAGAAAAGAAAAAGAGAGTAAAGGAAGTCTTAGACATAGTATCACATACTATGCACAAGAAATTGGAAAACAGTTTAAAGG